TAGCATGTTTGTTCGTTGTTATGATGATAAATATCATGAAAGACAACCCTCATATATAGGATGTACTGTAGCAGAACCATTTCAAAATTTTCAAATTTTTGCTGAATGGTATAACCATAATATATATGAATGTAATTATCCATTAGAACTTGATAAAGATTTCTTATATGAAGGTAATAAAATATATTCGCCTGCAACGTGCTGTTTTCTACCTAAAGAAATAAATACTGCAATTAATTATAAAAGACATGATGTTGAATATATGCAAAAATTATATTTGAAATATAAAATGGAATTACCTTATAGACTACGTATGGAATTATATTATGTTTCTCATCCTAAAGAAATTAAGAAAGCGAGTTAAAATGTAATGAATTATCACGATATTAAACATGACGACATGAACAATGGGCCAGGATTAAGAGTCACCCTTTTTGTTTCCGGTTGTGATCATTATTGCAATGGCTGTCAAAACCCGGAAACATGGGACACCAAATCTGGAATTCCATTTGATAATACAGCAATAGAAGAGATTTTTAAACAGCTTGATAATGATTATATTTCTGGAATTACTTTTTCTGGAGGGGATCCGTTAAATGAAAATAACAGAGTTGAAGTTTGTAATTTAATAAGTAAAATTAAATCAAGATATGGTAATTCTAAATCTATTTGGATTTATACTGGATACACTTGGAATGAAATTATAGAAGAAGCATTTCCTATTTTAACAGATATTTTGTTGAATACAAATGTAATTGTAGACGGTATGTTTAAGAAAGATCTGGCAGATGTAAATTATCATTGGGCTGGATCAACTAATCAAAGAGTAATTGATGTGCAGAGATCACTCGAAGAGAAAAAGATCGTTCTGTATAAAGATGACATTAATAATGATTGATAAGCTATTAAAGCTTTGATATAAAAATTTAATTAAACAAAACACGGAGAAAAAGGAGAACTAAAAACATGGCAGAAATTACAATGAAATCAACAAAGGCAGAAATTATGGAAGCGTATAAGGCAGCGGTGGAGAAACTTGATACAAGAGACCGAATGATTGATGATCCTGCAAAAGAAGCAGCGAAGGCTAAAAAGGTAGAAGTTATCGAATCTGCAGATGCAACAGCAAAAGAGGATATCTTTAATCCAGAGATTATCAAGAAATACAATGATCTTACAGAAGCTATTGAAATTAAACAGCTTGAGTTAGATGAATTATATGGCATTGAGACAAAAGCAAATGCTATGGCAGCTATGATCAATGCTTATAAAGAGAAAAATGAAGAGCTAAAAGAGGCTCAGGCAGCGAAAGAAGCAGAGATTGAAGCTGAATTGGGTGAGAAAAAAGATACACTGAAAGCTGAAATTGAGGCACTGAAGCAGCAGAAACAGGAAATTATTGATTCTATCAATGCAGAAGCTAAAGCAAGAGAAAATGAAATTAAATTAACTCGTAGCCGTGAGGAAGATGAATATACCTATAATCTGAAACGTAGTCGTAAAGCTGAAAATGATAAGTGGGAAGATGAGAAAGCTGCTAGAGAAAAGATTTTGGAACTTAGAGAAACAGCGGCTCTTGAGAAAGAAACAGAACTGAATGCAAAAGCTGATCATGTAAAGGAATTAGAAGCAAAAGTAGAAGAGATTCCGACATTGATTGCAGCAGCAACAGAGGAAGGTATTAAAAAAGGTAAAGCCGATGCTGATAAATCAAATGCTTTTGAAGTTAGAGCACTTAAGAAAGATGCTGAATATCAGAAACAGCTTCTGGAAGATAAAAATGAAAGACTTGCAGAGGATCTGGCTAATGCGAGAGCAGAAAAAGTTGAATTACAGCAGAAACTTGACGATGCATATGCTCAGATGAGAGAACTTGCTGCTAAGACTGTAGAATCTACCGGTGGAGTTAAAATTCTGAACGGACAGACTCAGCAGAATAATAAATGATAATTTAATTATACGGTATGCGTGAGAAAACGCATACCGTAGCAAGGAGAATTATATGAATCCGGTATTTATATTTTTGGTATTAGTTGGAGCAGTAATTTTATGGTTTCTATTATCTGCACTGTTTTATCCATTTGGGAGATTCTTACATAATCTGGAAAGATGCAGCAGATGAAATAAATAGAGAAGAAAATAAAGAAAAAGATAAGGAGAATGAGTAATGAGAAAAGGATTTTTAGGTGGGGTTGGATTAGCAGTAATAATTGTAGCAGGATTAATTTGTGTAGCAAAGTGTACGGTAAGAGTTCCTGCTGGTTATGTAGCTGTAGAATACAAGATGAACGGCGGAATTTCAAATGATACTCTTCCACAGGGATGGCATTTGATTTCACCTACAGTAAAAACATCACTGTATTCAATTGGTATTGAACAGTCTTATCTGACTTCAGAAGATAAAGGTGATTCACCAAAAGATGAGAGTTTTAAAACACCTACTGCTGATGGAAAACAGCTTCTTGTTGATTTGGAATTCTCTTATAAGTTCGATCAGGATCAAGTTGCTGATGTATTTACAAGATTTAAAGGTCAGTCCGGTGAAAGTGTAAAAAATACTTTCATTAAACCAAAGATGAAAGCGTGGACACAGGAAGTAACTGCTAAGTATCCGGTAACAGATGTATTTGGTGATAAACGCCAGGAACTGAATGAAGCACTTGACAAATACTTGAAAAAGAAATTTGAGCCATATGGAATTATCATTGATACTGTAAACTTTACTTCGATTTCAACCGATGATGAAACTCAGGCAGCTATTCAGAAGAAAGTAAATGCACAGCAGGAACTGGAACTTGCAAATATTGAAGCTAAGACTGCAAAGGTACAGGCAGATAAAGATAAAGAAGTTGCTCTTATTGCAGCAGAACAGGATAAAGAAAAGGCCGCTATTGAGGCTGAACAGGCGAAGATCACTGCTGAAGGTAAAGCGGAAGCAACAAGAATTAAAGCGGATGCTGAAGCAGAAGCAAATAAGAAAATTGCTGAGTCTCTTACTCCAGAGCTTATTGAGAAACAGAAAATTGATAAATGGAATGGTGATGTGCCGAAGGTGCAAGGTGGAAATGCAGCAACAATTGTTGACGCAGGAGACTTAACATCAGGAACGGCAACTGTAAAAGGAGAATAATATGACGGGAATTTTACTTATTATTGTGTCATTATTGGCATTAGCTTTAAGTTGGATCGTAACATGTGTAATTATAAAATTGATCACATTATGTTTCGGGGTCGCTTTCAGCTGGTTGATTGCTACAGGAATTTGGCTTGTATTCTTATTACTGAAATCAGTATTTGGGAAATAAGCAAATATGGTTAAGTTTAAAACGTATGAAGGTTATTTATTAAATATAATTAAATCAGAAGAGGAGAATGAACAAATGGCAAAATTAACAGGGTATTATGCAGTAGCAGTAATTGAAGAAGTAACTTGTTGTTGTAAAAAAGACTATTATTATGCAGTTTTTGATGACGGTAATACATATAAGGCCGGGGACCAGGTTTTAGTAAGTGGTTGTAATAAGGATGTTCTGACTATTAAAGAAATTTTAACTGTGTCGGAAGCAGAAGTAAAATGCGCCAAGAATATTACTGCAGAAATTATCTGTAGAGTTGATACATCTGCATATGACCAGCGTGTTGAAAATAGAAAGAAAGCTGAGAAGCTTAAAAAAGATATGGATGCAGTTATTAAGCAGATGGATGTAACAAAGAAATATGAAATGTATGCGGCTGAGAATCCAGAACTGGCGGCCTTGCTTGATCAGTATAAGGAGTTAACGAAATAATGATTAAAACGATATTAAAAAATATTGTGTTTTTCATTATCAGTGTGATATGCATGAGCGTTGTTATGAATAATGTTGTTCCGGATGGTTATTGGCCTTCTGCAATATCATTATTTATTTTAAGTGTTAACTACTTCATTTGGGGATCACGGACATGATTTGGGTAACTGGAGATACGCATGGGGATTGGATCCATAGAGTTAATATGGATTCTTTTCCCGAACAGCGTGAGATGTCGAAGGACGATTATGTGATAATTCTTGGAGATTTTGGGATATGGAGAGATTCACCGCAGCAAAGGTGGTACCTGAATTGGCTTGAAGAGAAACATTTCACAACACTCTTTATTGACGGAAATCATGAGAATTACGATATATTAGATTCTTATCCGGTAGAAGAATGGCATGGAGGTAAGGTACATTTTATTAAACCATCAGTAATTCATCTTATGAGAGGACAGGTATTTGAGATAGATGATTTAAAATTCTTTACCTTTGGAGGGGCTTCAAGTCATGATATTTCAGATGGAGTATTAGAGATTGACGATCCAAGAGTAAAAGAATGGAGGGATGATCCGGATAAAATGTACCGCATCAATCACATTTCATGGTGGGAGCGAGAAATGCCCAACCAAAAAGAGATGAATGAAGGTATAAAGAACCTGGCAGAACATAATGATAAGGTAGATTTTATCCTGACACATTGTACAGCTTCCTCTACAGCAGCATTATTATCACATGGATTATATAAGCCGGATAAGTTAACTAATTATCTGGAAGAAATAAAGTGCAATGTTGATTATAAGCGTTGGTTGTGTGGTCATTACCACGACAATAAAGCAATAACAATAAAAGATATAGTTCTATATGAACAGATTGTGAGGATCGCATAATGGTAGATATGTCAGAACTTACAGAAAGTGTTAAGGGATACATTGAAGGATTGCAAGATGTATTACAAAGAAAATATCAAATTTCAGAAGAGAAGGCTTTAAATATGATTACTTCTTCTTATATTATGGATTCTCTTATAGATTACCCAGAAGAGACGTTACATGATGACATTGAAGCACATGCAGATAATATTTATGAGGATCATCAAGCATCAAAAAAAACAAAAACCGAACGGTTATTGTTAGAGGCCGGGTACGAGGGAACGATATTTTTTACAAATCCATCTTATGAAGATGCGTTTCTTGGTATTTCTTCTGATGATAGAGCAATATATGATTACGAAAAAATGATTGAATCTTTAGTTAACCATGAGGATATGACAGAAGATGAGGCTAGAGAATTTATAGATTACAATGCGACGTTCTATATTGAAGGTGGACCAATTATTTTGTATAGACTGGAGGAATAGTAATGCCGGAACGTAAAAGAGGATATTTGAGAGAACAAAGGTTAAAAAGTATTAAAAAGAGACGCAGATTAATTAAGGGCCAAAAATATTCCGGAAGATATCTTGGAGAATGGATTGATGAACCTGAATTTAAATCTGGTATATTAGCAAAAGGTCATAATGGTTTGCTTGGTCGAGGTGGTACTGCAGTAAAAACTAATACTCGTAAAGGACATGCTTCATATCGACATAAAGGTGCTTATGGTCCAGCAGATAATTATTCAAGACATGATAAGCAGCAAGTTGAAGATGGAGCACAGCAAATTAAAGAATGGGAGAATAAAAATGGAAAAAGAGAAGAAGAAAGTTCTGATTGTAATTGATGTGCAGAATGATTTTGTGACAGGAGTTCTTGGAACACCGGAAGCACAAGCTATTGTACCAAATGTGAAAAAGAAATTTGATGAATATAAGAATAATAAGAACTATGTAATTCTTACAAAGGATACTCATCATTCAGATTACGCAGATACTTCAGAGGGCAGAAAACTTCCTGAACATTGTATGTATGGTACTAAAGGTTGGGAAATTGTTGATGAACTTGATTATAAAAATCTCGATAGTTTTATGGTATGTTGTAAATCTACTTTTGGATTTGATGACTGGGATTGGGAAGAAACATTTGGTATCGCATATGATTCTTCTTTATTAGATATTGAAATTATTGGAGTATGCACAGACATTTGTGTTATTACGAACGCTCTTTTGATTAAAACTTATTATCCAGAGGCAAAAATCACAGTGGATGCATCATGCTGCGCAGGATCAACACCGGAAAAGCATAAAGCGGCTCTTGATGTAATGGAAAGCTGCCAGATTAATGTAATCAATAGAAATTAAATTAAACAATGGAGGGAATTAAAATGATGAATAATTTTATGAATGGAATGTTTGGGAAAATTGGTAGTGGAATGTGTAAGTTATCCATGAGCGGTAATATTGCAGTAAAAACTTCCAATGGATATAAGAGTTACAATGTTAAATCCGGAAAGCTCACAAACTGCGGTAATTTTGTATTTCCTGGAGTAGATGAAAACTTTTTCTTCGTCATTCCAACAAATAAGGTGGCTAAAGGAGACATCATCCTTGTAAATGGCAAACCTAAGTGCGTCATCGAAGCAGATAAAACAAAGATCACTGTAATCAATTATGAAGATTCTACAGTTGAAACAATTCTGCCGGAGCGCCATGTATTTATGGGCAATACTTATTTCTATGGGAAAATTGTATCTATGTTCGGAAGTAATCTTGGAAAAGATAAGAATAGTGCAAATAAAATCTTTAAATACATGATGATGTCTCAGATGATGAATGGAGCGGCCGGTACCGGAACTGGAACAGACAGTAATCCAATGAACGCTATGATGCCATTTATGATGATGAATGGTGGTATGGGGGATGTATTTGACGGTATGTTTGATTTTAGCATGGATGATACAGACACAGAAGATAGTGAAGATGATTTAGAGGAGGATGAATAATTATGGGAAGCGGAAGTTGGACAACGGCAAGTTTTGTAAATTATGCAACAACAAGAGGATATGACACTGATTCACGAGGAGTAGTCACAACAAACTATTCTAATCAGGAAATGTTTAAATCAAAAGAACTTGATTCATCACTCAATCCTAAAAATGTTGTAAGAGAATGTTGTGATAGTAAAGAACATCCAAATACAGTTCCAGTTATTTTAGCTTTAGATGTTACCGGATCTATGGGGCAGGCAGCTGTTGAAATATCTAAAAAACTTAATAATATTATGACGAAATTATATGAACAAGTTGAAGATATTGAATTTATGGTAATGGGTATTGGCGATTTGTCATATGATAGGTTTCCAATACAGGCATCTCAGTTTGAATCCGATATTCGAATTGCAGAACAGCTTGAGAAAGTTTATTTTGAGTTTGGTGGTGGTGGTAATTCTTATGAATCTTACACTGCTGCATGGTATTTTGGTGCCAGACATACAAAGCTTGATTGTTGGAATAGAGGTAAAAAAGGAATAATTATCACAATTGGTGATGAGAGACTTAATCCTTATCTTCCAAGGACAGCATATTATTGTGGCTTATCAAATGCTACAGGAGATTCACTTCAGGCTGATGTAGAAACAAAAGACTTGTATACAGAAACTGCTGAGAAATTTGATATCTATCATATTAATGTAAATCATCGTGGTGGGTATGACCAAGAGCAAATTAAAAAATCATTTTTAGAATATCTTGATGATAAGCATTTTTGTACAATTAATAAACTTGATGATATTACAGATACAATTGTAGAAATTATTACTTCTGCAAATGAAAGCAACAACATCCCAGAAGTAACACCATTAGTTCAGGCAAAGACAGATGAATCAGGAGCTATTGTTTGGTAAGGAGAATATATGAAAGATATAAAAATTGTCATCGGGGCAAACTTTGGTGACGAGGGTAAGGGCAAATTAACAGATTATTATACTAAAAATGCAGATAACTGTATCGTTGTGTGTTCAAATGGCGGCGCTCAGAGAGGACATACAGTATTAAAATCAGATGGAACCCGGCATGTCTTTCACCATTTCGGCTCTGGAACATTAAACGGAGCAGATACTTATTTACCGGAGGATTTTATTTTAAATCCTCTGGTATTTAGGGAAGAATGGGAAGAGTTGAAGAAATTAGGATGGAAACCTCATGTGTATGTTCATGAAAAATGTATGATTACAAATCCTTTTGATATGATGGCAAATCAAATAATCGAGAAAAGCCGCGGTAATAATAAACACGGAAGCTGTGGAATGGGTATTTATAATACAATTCAACGCTATAAAAAACATATTACTTCATATTCATCGTCATGGTCATATTATATGAATATGTTCAAGCGCATGGGAATTACGTTATCTGAGCAAGAAGAAGAATTATTTAATCATTTCAAAAATCCTTGGCTTCAAGACCATTACAATGAAGATTTTGATTTTATGATGTCGCACATACATGTCGTGAATGATGATCAATTACTTGATGGATACGATATCATAGTATTTGAAAATGGGCAGGGGCTTCTTTTAGATCAAAATAATACTGAATATTACCCACATCTTACTCCATCCAACACTGGTATTAAAAATCCTGCAAGAATTATAAAGTCTGTAAATTGGACTGATGAGATTAATATAGAAGCTTGTTATGTGACACGTACATATATGACGCGGCATGGAGCCGGTGCGTTCCCAACTGAATGTAATAAGGAAGAGATTAATTCTGACATAAAAGATTTAACTAATGTTCCAAATCCGCATCAGGATACTTTGAGATATGGGAAATTAAATGTGGAAGAACTATATGAAAGATGTCAAGCAGACATAAAAACCTCTGGAACCCCATGTCGAAAGACATTGGCTATGACTCATATGAATGAATATTGCGAGTCTAATATATCTCTTTATGAAATACATAAAATATTCAAAGATAACTGGAAATTAAAATTGTTTGAACGTGAGGAGAACTAAATGATTAAATTAAACGACGTAGAAATCAAACTTGATAAATATCCGGATGGGACATTCTTATTTAAGAATCTCCCACCCATCGGAGGATGGCGCAGAGATAATATTGAATGGTTCTTTGAATCAATGGAAGAGTTAACAGCAGTTGAATATATTACTAGATATTGTTGGGATCATAGAGTAGTGCCTAATTTATATATGCCTTATATCCCAGATGCACGTATGGACCGAGTTAAGCATAAGAACGAATTATTTACTTTAAAATATTTTGCTCAGACTATTAATTCATTACATTTTGGAAAAGTAGAAGTTTTAGATCCGCATTCTGATGTATCTGCCGCATTATTTAATAAAGTACATGTAGAATCCCCGAATCGAATGATTGAGGATGCTGTTAAGAAGATTGCGAGTAATAACCTTATGATGTTTTATCCGGATGCGGGATCCATGAAGCGATATTCTTCAGCAGTACATCTTCCATATGCTTTCGGTATTAAGAATAGAGATTGGGAGACCGGAGAGATTAAAGGTTTAGATTTATCTGGTGAAATTGATCAATTACCAGGTAAAGACATTCTTATTGTAGATGACATTTGCAGCAGAGGTGGTACTTTTTATTATAGTGCTAAAAAGCTGAAAGAGGCCGGTGTAGGTAAGATTTATCTTTATATTACTCATTGTGAGAATACTATTTATGAAGGAGAACTTCTGAAAAATAATGGATTGATTGAGAAGATTTATACGACAGATACGATTCTGACAAATCTGGAAAGTCCTAAGATTGAACTGGTTGAGAGGTTTAGATAAGGAGGCATTATGAAACCGATTATTAGTCCTTGGACGATTTATTTTGCAAGTAGAGCAGATTCTTTGAAAATTCTTGCTGGATGTATTTTAATATGCTGCATAATTGCGATATGTATAGCATTCATTGAGGGTGACATAGACTATGGATCTGTATTAACTCATAAAAGTTTTATGAAGAAATGCGCGATAGTATCTGTCATCAGCGCAGTTACTTTGGTTATCACTCCAAGTACAGAAACAATATATACGATGGCAGTTGTAAATGAAATCACACCAGATAATATTCAAGCGGTTGGCAAAACTGGCAAAGATGTAGTTGATTATATTACTGATCAGATTGACAAAGTTGTAAATGATAAAAAGGAGAATGAAAAATAATGAATACAATGGCAATTTTGCTCTCAGACACATATAAACAGATACATAATAAAATCTATCCGAAAGGACTGACGAAATTAGTATCTTACTGGACCCCACGAAGATCAATGCTTAAGAATCAGAACAAAATGGTATTCTTTGGTCTACAGGCATTTATTGAAGAATATCTGATTGATTATTTTAATAAAAACTTTTTTGAATTAACAGCAGCAGAAGTTGAGCATACATACAAATATAGTATGGATATACAGTTGGGAAACAGTTATGACCTGGAGCCGATTATAAAACTTCATAAATTAGGATATCTTCCAATTCAGATATGTGCTATCCCGGAGGGAACATTAGTACCAATGGGCATCCCATGCATCGAAATTACAAACACACATCCAGCTTTTGCTTGGGTAGTACAGTGGATAGAATGTATCCTGCAGGTTGAACTCTGGAAACCATGTGCTCATGCAACAATTGGTCATATGTATAGAGAACTTGCAAATGACTACTATAAAATGACTTGTGATGACCTTTTAAGACCTGAAATGGCCTGCTCAGACTTTGGTATGAGAGGAATGTCATGTATGGAAGAGGCAGTAAGATGTTCATCTGCTTGGTTATTATCATTTGATAAGACAAGCACAATTCCTGCTATTGATTATATAGATACATATTATGATGCTTGCTGTTGGACTGAAAGAATCGGAATTGGTGCTGTATCAACAGAACATTCAGTTATGGCTTCAAATTATGCAGTAGACGGTGATGAAATCACATTTGTAAAAAGACTACTTACGGAACTATATCCTAATGCATCTTTTAGTATGGTATCTGACACTTATGATTACTGGAACATGATTGATAATATTCTTCCGGCTTGTAAAAAAGAAATCATGCAGCATAATGGCAAACTTCTGGTCCGTCCAGATTCCGGAGATATGGTAGAAATTGCTGTAGAGACAATTGAAAAGCTTTGGAATACATTCGGCGGAACAGTAAATAGCAAAGGATATAAAGTACTTGATTCTCACATTGGAATTATCTATGGAGACGGATGTACTCTTAATAATGTAAAGCAGGTATGGGAAGAACTGAAGAAAAAAGGATTTGCTGCAAACAATATCGTATTCGGAGTCGGAGCATTTTGCTTCTCAGCAGTTATAGAACCTGATGGATACATGGTTGTTGTAACTAGAGATATGTTTGGCATTGCTATGAAAGCTACATATGGAATCGTCAACGGTGAACCAATTATGATTTATAAAGATCCCAAAACCGATACGAGTCATTTGAAAAAATCTCATAAAGGGTGTTGTTGTATATATTACGATGACAATGGAGAATTACAGTGTGAAGACGGGTATAATGATGTATTTCGTGACGGAGCGTTAAGTACCGTATTTGTAGATGGGAAAGCTTGCAATAAAGAAACATTTGAAGACATTAGAGAAAGATTAAACGGAGGAAACAAAGATGAGTAAAATTACAGATTATTTATTAAAAGATGATGTAATTGTAGTAATGGATGTGGACGGTGTGCTTGCTCCATATGAATTTTCAGAACTGAGTCACAGTATGACTGATGATGAATGGGATAGACTTGTAGCTTCCGGTGAGAATCCGTATAAAGATGTACGTCCGATTAAATTAATGCAAGAGTTTATTCAGAAGAAAGGTATTGATAAAGTATATACCTGTTCAAAGAGTCCTTTCAGTGAGATCCCCGGCAAAAGAGCTTTTATCAAAGATAATTACGGCCTTCCGGATGATAATATCTATTTTACTTTAGAAAAGACAGAAAAACTTACTGTGCTTCAGACGCTGCAACAAAAGCTTGGGCTTAAGCCGTCTCAGATTGCAATTGTAGAGGATACAGTAAAAACTTTGGATTATATTCGTGCACATAGTGATTTTGTAACTGTACACGTTTCATCATTTATGGAGTAAAGAGGAGTAAAGAGAATGAATTTACAAAGTATTAGTAGATATATAAGTCTTATATTAAGACATAAGCCTGAAGTTATTGGTATTACTATAGATGAACATGGTTGGGCGAATGTAGAAGAACTGATTCAGGGTATCGCTAAAAACAATCCCGGATTCAACAAAGAATTTTTAGAGGAAATTGTACGGACTGACAATAAGCAGCGATATTCTTTCAATGATGACAAGACATTGATCAGAGCGAATCAGGGACATTCAATTCCGGTAGATGTAGAACTGGAAGAGAAAGAGCCACCTAAAATTCTTTATCATGGAACTGGCGAGAAATATATAGCGTCTATTGATCAGAATGGACTGATTCCTAAAAGTCGTTTATATGTTCATTTGTCAAAAGATGTTGAAACCGCCAAAGCTGTCGGCAAGAGACATGGTAAAGAAGTTGTTTATTCTATCAATAGTGAACAGATGTACAAAGATGGATACAAATTTTACTTATCTAAAAATGGAGTTTGGCTGACTAAAAGGGTTCCAGTGAAATATTTAATGAAGGAGGTATAAAAATGAGTAGTACATATTTTACGGATTCAGTTTCAGATCTTTGTCAGGGGATTGTTGATAAAGCAGATACTTATGAAAAACGAATTAAATACTTAGAAGAAGAAAACAAGAAGCTCAAAGATGAGTATTATAAAGATTCTGAAATGCAGAGAATGGAAGCAGAATTGAAAAAAGCGAAAGAGGATCTGTACAGAGGATTTCCAATTTCAGAAAAAGAACAAGAGAAAATCAGAGAGTGGGAATTAAAACATGATGCTGAGAAACATGGTTTGAAAACTATGGAACAGAGAGCAATGGGACATGGTTGCATAGGCGGCTCTCTTACATGGTGCTTTACACCAACATCAATCGGAACTATTGGAGAAGTGATTTGCTCCTGTGGCGAGAAGTTTACATTTCAGGATTTATAGGAAAAGATTTATGATTAAAATTATTGAAGGTAATATTGTTAATGCAAAGACAGATTTTATAATTCATCAGGTTAACTGCCAGGGTGTTATGGGATCTGGAGTTGCTAAAGCATTAAGAGATTATGATGAAGGCATTTATAAACACTATAGAAAGTTTTGTGAATTTTGTAAGTTCGAGCCGGAAGAACTACTCGGAACATGTGATGCATATTTATTGAAAGATAGAGGTCAAATTGTATTGTCTTTATTCGCACAAAATAACTATGGATATGATGGTAAACAGTATACAGATCTTGAAGCTTTTAGAGATGGTTTAAGATATATTTCGCAACATTTTGGAGTATGGCGTGAAAAAAATGGACTAGAAGGAAAAGATCTTTGTAGAACCTCAGTAGCACTTCCGTATAAGATTGGTTGTGTAAGAGGGGGAGCAGACTGGGAAGTGGTTTATAAAATCATTGAAGAGGAACTTAAAGATTATGATGTGGAATTATGGAGGCTGGATGAATGAACAGAAAAGATAATACATTAGAAGGAATAGGTGCGTTTACAGTAATCATCCTTGCGATTTTCACTCTTGTTATTAGTCCGGCATTATCATTTATGTTTGCTTACATAGGTGGATGTATACTGAAATTTTTTGTAGGGGACGCATTGGTTAATGGATTAAATATCATATTTAATACAACTAGATTTACGAAGCCAATGATCCCTGTTATTTGTGCAACAATTGCAACAATTGGTAAATATTTTAAAACAACAGTCGATATGTCAAGACATAAAGGACAGTAGGAGTTACATATAAATTCTTATGAAAGTAAGAAAGGAACTGCAGGAGGAATCAAAATGAAAAAGGTAACTACTATATTAATTCTTCTGCTTATCAGTGCATTTATGTTGACTGGATGTGCTAAATGTATTGATAAGAAAGAAGAAAGTGTGAAAGTCAAAATTGTTAATGAATACTATAAGCCGAAAGAAACTCGTTTCATAGGTATAATTAATCATGTTCCACAATTTCGGACAGATTATGCCGAGTATGAAATTACGGTAGATTATAACGGAACTGAATATTCTCTTAGTGATGAAAGTACATATCGTAAATATCATGGAAGAATAGGACAAACAGTGTCTGCCGTATTGATTACAAAGACATATGATAATGGCAATGTTAAACAATATATTAATTGTTTAGGAGGATTATAAGATGAAATATTACAATGGATATTTTAAAGAACTCAAGAATGAAATTGTACAGTGGATCAGAGACTGGTTCGATCAGAATGGTCCCGGCTGCAATGCAATTGTAGGAATCTCTGGTGGAAAAGATTCTTCCGTAGTAGCAGCGCTTTGTGTAGAAGCTCTTGGAAAAGATCGTGTAATTGGTATACTGATGCCACAGGGTCAGCAGAAAGATATTTATGCTGCGTACAAACTTTGTGAATTTCTTGATATTAAATCATACGAAATCAACATTGGCGACACAGTTCGAAGTGTATTGTCAAGACTCGAAGGCTCAGGAATCGAGATCAGCGAACAGACAAAAATAAATCTTCCGGCACGTATTAGAATGTCTACATTATATGCTGTCTCTCAGTCTTGTAATGGAAGAGTAGCAAATACATGTAATCTTTCAGAATCATATGTCGGTTATGAAACTAGATATGGTGATTCAGCAGGTGATTTTAGTCCGTTAGGAAAATTAACTGTATATGAAGTTAAAAAACTTGGATATGAATTATGGCTTCCTACAGAGCTTATTGAAAAGATTCCGATTGATGGATTATGTGGAAAGACAGATGAGGACAATTTAGGATTCCCATATGAAGTTCTGGACAGGTATCTTCGTACAGGAGAGATTGACGATCTGGATGTAAAAGCTAAGATTGATTTAATGCACAAACGATGCCTTTTTAAATCAGAGAAGATCCCGGTATT